TGCTTACTTGTCCACCCGAGTTGAAGTATTTCTCAATGCGAGACTTAGGATCAGCAAAGTAGTCTGTGCCCATGTCTTTAGTGAGTGATATTTGTACTGCATCTTTGATGAGTTTTTCAACAGGATCATATTCACCTTTTTCTAACAAGTCTGCGGCTTTTAAAATAGCACGTTCTAGTTCTTGGCGTCGAGTGAATGCTTCAAACTCGCCCATGAACCAGTCAAAGTGTCCTTCATTCAAGTCTGGCACTGCCTGCAACTTGACTCCAGTGGTGGCTGAAATTTGTGTGCGGTCAGGCAAGGTCTTGTGCCGGTCTGAATGTTCTTTGATAAACTCAGCAGCCGGCCTCAAACTTTTGTCAAAGTTCTGCGGGTTGTAGATGTTTTGAACACGCACATAACTCTGTGCGTCTTCCAACATCATTTCTAGAAATAGGCGTTGGACATCAAGTCCGTAATCTTTTAGCATGAATGAATTCCAAATGTGCAGTTAATGTATCTAATACTTCGGCGGCTGTTGGTGCTTGAGTACGCTGTGTATAACATTGTTGTAGTTTTGGTAGCAATGACTTATTGAAAAAATACCGATTACCTTCTGGTCCGTGATGCCCTTCTGGTGCGTCAGTGTCTGCAGGTCGGTTTACTCCAATGTTTATGTTGTAATAAGTTTTGTCAAATATAATGCATTTTTTGTGTTCTTTGCAATATGTCAAAACAACTCGAGCAGGTTCCCAATCGGCAACATGGTCGAAGTTTCTACTGAGATTTATGATCATGTAGTTAGCATTAAAACTGTCCAACCATTGTGTTAGTAAAAAAATTTGACGCAGTGCTTCTGTTTCCATCCATCTGCGATTGCTGAGTAGAATTAGTTCTCGATCGCCACCAAAATTTTGCATGCTGACCAGTCCACGGTGTTCCGGTATATCAACTGGTTCAAATTGCCAGGTGCTGGTCGTGAAATTATACCCAGGATATGGCGTGTCTGCATCCTCGTTGAACACAGTGATACGCTCGAGAGGAGGAATGCCCACAAATATCATATCGTTGTACCAGTCAATTTGTTGTGACATTCCTATCAGTAACTGCTGAACTGATGCAAAACTATTGCCTATGCGCGAGCAATTCATTATTGTGTTTGCTTCTAGTGCTTGAGCAGATAGACCCCAGAAACTGTCCGCAGGTTTTACATGATAAAATGGAGCAGTATAACTATCACCAAATACCCAAAGTTTACTGTACTTTTTTAGCAAGTTGTTTCTTCCTTAGTTCTATTTTGATTCGACTGGTCTCTTTAGCAGCCATAATAGTTAGCAAGGCGCCAAGTCGACCCAGCGCAATCACAGCATCATTCACATCCTTGCAGCCTTTGGGCCAGTTGGGTATACTTACTGCCCATCCCAGTTCCACAGCACGATCTATCAATTCCAAGCCCGCTGTGTCTTGGTCAGGCACCACAACAATTTCTCGGCCAAGATTACGTATCAGTCGAGCCTGTGCGTCGCTTATGGTATTGTGCATCACAGCCATACCACCAATGCTGAGTGCATCAAATATACCCTCTGTGACAATCACGTTAGTCCAGTTGTTGTGCTGTAAATCTGTGCCAAACACATAGCCTGGCTGACTGTCTGAAATAAACTTGGGCTGTTTGTTGTCCAGGAATCTGCAGGTGTATCCTACAATTTTGTTTTCGTATGTGAATGGTATAACCACATGCGGGCGTGTCCAATGAATGCCATCATTTTTTATTTGCACCATGACAGGAAAATCTTCAGGCACACGTCTACCACGCACATATTCCCAATACAACTGATGCTCGGGTACCAGCAATTCAGCATATGGTGGTAAGTCGCGTTCTTCAAATGTGATGCCACCCAATTGATTCCATGCCTGTTGTCGATCTTCCAAGATGCCATGTATGCTACGATGCCGCAGACTTTCAAGATTGAGCATTTCAATCTCTGTGTCCGGCACCCCCATCCAGCCTAGCAAGCGCCGAGCCTTCACACTGAGTGTACGGCCCATGATAAAACTGGCTGTATATGAACAGTTGAAGCAGTGATAACTCCAACCTGCTTCTGTGGCTTTGAGTCCGCCTCGTCCTCTTGTGTCTCTGGTGCTGCCATTGTGCTGACAGCAAACCGCATTGAAACTCAGCCAACCTGAAGGTGTGGGCTTTCTTTTGGCAGGTAGATACGCAAGGATGTCAAGCATCTATACAGTATAGCAGATTTGCCAGACTAAATCAACGATATTGGAGGTTGGTAATGTAACCAGTTGTGATCAACACTGTGGCTGCAATGGTGCCTTGATACTGCAATGGCAAATAGCCAGAACCACCATTGGTCACTTCGATTGCACCAATAGCACCATTGCCCACTGATGTCACAATGGCTTCGGCACCAGAACCATTGCCCAAGATTTGAACTTTTGGTGGTGCCACATAACCCTGCCCAGAATTGTTCACAGTGATGCCTGTCACAACTCCATCTGTTACTTGTGCTGTGGCTGATGCACCAAATCCTTGACTGTTGTTAAAGGCTGCTCGAATAAGGTTGTAAAATCCCACCACGTTGAAATACTGTGTGGAGGTTTCATTGTAGAATTCATAACTTTCTGTCACATCGTACCAAACTGATTCATATGTGTCTGCTGCTTGAAACTTGATTGTGCCTGTGTAGTGATCCAGGTCCATTTTTACCGTAGTCAAACTCTGACCTGTAGTGGGAATTTGACTGGAATAAAATTCTGTTAGTTGTGTGGTATTAACAGGTTGTGGATACAGTGCCCAATCTGGCCAATTGGTAGGGCCGGGTTGTAGTTGTTGTGCTTTACCGTAAATGGTGGGAATAGTCAACATTTCACTAGGCACAAATGCAGGAAACACCGAGTCCACAATGTTGCAGTCTGCTCTAGCACCCGAATTGGCATCCACATAAACAGCCTGTACATAGTCTCCTGCTGTGCGTTGTATGCTGTAACTGCCTGGTTGTGCTACAAGATTTATAGTATCTGCATTGTCCAACACCACTTTTACTCTGCCTAGTGTGGCGCTGAGCGTGACCATGGGTTTTTCAAGCAACAGTTGATCGCCGGCTTGATTCATCAATCTAAACACAAAACTGCTGCCTGTAATGTTTACCGGTTTCTCCTCTTGATTGATAAATTCAAATAGTAGAACATTGTCTACACCTTTGTTTACGGTTAATTGTTTTGCATACACTGGGTCGTACCTCGCTGTGAAATATCCACCACTGGTGTCAACTAACAAGACTTTGGTAATTTGCTGGTATAAGTAAACGGTGGTTGAATACATAGGATCCTCGAACAATATTTATGGGTAATGATATCTTTCAAAAACTGGCGGTGAAATATCCCTTTATAACGCTGTGCGTTTACGCCAATGAAGAATACGTGGGTGTGGTACAAAACAGAGATGATGCTGTTACAACAATCTATGATTTTGGGGCAATACTAACCCACGAGGACAAGTTGGAATACCTGGAATTAGCAGCCACTTGGTGGTGGGAAAGCAACAGATCCATACCCATAAACATATTTTTACGCGGTGAATGGGACAAATTCCGTCACACTTTGAGGACGTTTTCCAACAAAGATTTGGAAATTTTACACGGTCCAGCATGCAGTTTGATGGACATTGCTCGCAAGAAGTCAAAGCGAAAATCAATTACACTTGTACGGCGTCTTGATTGAGTAGATTCATGTGCAGTGCTACCAAAGCCGCGTAGGAAACTGCGTGGCTTTTCTTAAATGTGTACCCACGTGAGTCATCACCGTTCCATACTTCAGCAAATACTTCTGCCCATGAGCGATTCTGCAAGTGTGCTTTGCCCGGTCGAATAACTGAAATAAACGCTGCCATTCTGGGTATAGAGTCTGGCCGCATTGATACCATCAAGTCTGTGTAGTTGCCCACATGCGCCAATTGGCTGGCCCATGCTGTGTCGGTCCACAGTCGTTGCCATGGCGGTGTTGCAGCCAACATTTCAGCATAGTGCGCAGGATCACGTATCAACTGATACACACTCATGTTCAACAAGTCTATCTTGAAGTATCCTCGCTGTTCTGCTGACTCATAGTCTATGGCTGCACATCCGTTGGGTATGTCTTGTGGTATATCTGTGACATAGATACCTGAATTGTGTTTACGCACTTGACCTTGATGCAGTTGCCGTGCGGCAGTGTGCTGAATCAGTTTCAGCACAGCCGTTCTGTCCGGCACATCAATGTCAATGTCTGCGCTCATTTGCTGTCAGTGTCACACAGCAAGGTCACGACTTTCAGTTGGTCTTGAGCCAGTTGTACTGCTGCCACAGCATCTGCCACTGTGGGATGTTTTTCGGCCAAGGCAGCAATGCGATATTCTTCATCGCGCTTGGCTCGTGCCCAGTCCAACAATGACTCGGCTTCTGCTGTGAGCGAAATCACAGGATATGCCGTATGAAGTTGCTGCCATGAGTTGCCATCATTTATTTCTAAACAGCTCATGTTGGAGTTCCATCTTACCATGCCTGCGCCACTGGCACCTGGACTGATGTATGGATTACTAGACGATCCGCCTGACACTTGAATGTATTTGCTGCCATTAATGTTTCTAATCATAATACTATTATAGCCGTAATAAAAATGTAAGTCAACTGATGTGCCATCTGATCCAATCCTAGATGTGCCCAAAAGCTGGGATTTTGTATGTCTCGATTGCCCCAATTCATCTTGGCCCAATCAATGTGATAGTGAGCCACAGCATCTATCACGCCCATTATTATGCTGGCTGGCCAATAGGCTGGCCCCACTACCAGTCCAACACAAACGGCTGTGCCAATGCCTTGTTTGAGACTGTGCCTAATGCCCAACCAGTGTCCATAGGTGCCTTTGTGATTGACCTCCGTCATGCTTTGGTCCACAAAGTCAATGTACCAATGTTTGATCTGTAAAAGTATGAGTGTTAAAAACATTACCGTTGCCATGTTACCAGCCTGCCTTGCTCAATATGTCTTTTGCGTATTCCTGATCAGCAGGATAGTTGTGAAACTTTTTTTGCCATACATCTGAGTCGATGTAAGGCCATATCATGCTGATCTGGTCTGGGGAGAGTTCGCCTAAGAACCGTTGTCCTGACTCTGAATTGTAAATCACCCAGGGTGATATCCTGCCTGTTGTGACTGCATAGCACATGGCCGGGGTACTGCCATATCGCAAACAGTCCTGCGGCTGTGCTGAATTCTTCTCTGCCCAATCCATACCAAACTCTATGGCTCGTGCTAGAGCATCTGCAACATTCTCCAATGGCAAGTACTGTATGAGATATTCTGTATACAGTTGGTCACTGGCCCAGCGATCAATCTTTTTGTTGTTCTTCAATAGCCACTCAAGAAACTGTTTGGGATTGATGGTCTTAGTGCTTACACAGTAGCGACCAAACTTTACAAACGCACGGTAATAAGGCGAATCAGCAAAGTCGTCAAAGGTCTTGAGTCGGGCCGAGCCCTGGCTCATTTCATAGAATCGTATGTAGGCTTGAAAGCCCAGTTCCACACCACGCTCTGAGCGTTCTTGGCGTCGCCGTTTGGGCTCACACAGATGCACTGCTAGACTGGTTTCTTTAGCAAAGTCTTTCTTGCAGTACTGACATTGGGTCATTTGGTATCTTCGCCGGAGTCTTTGAGATATTGTTTGATTTCTTTGTCTGACACAATCTGCATCATCACATCTATTTCATCATCTTTGTAGTGCGGGTACATGGCTGCTAACGCTTTGCGCTTGGCACTTGCGCCTGCCAGTTTTTTCTTGGGCGCAATCCATGGATGTCTTTGACTGCCCAAATCTGGACTCACTGTGGTAGCCATCAACCATTGTAGTTTTGGATGTTTACTTACATTGAAAAAGTGTTTGTTCAATCTCTCATTGCAACTGATAACATAAAACTCTTGCAGTTCTCTTGAACCTTCCACTGCTGAGCCCCAACGTATCATAAGATAGTTAGAAAACTTCTTCTTTTCCTCTGCTGTGAGATCGTCATAGAATGATCTGACCTTGCGGTCAAACATCTTCATCTCATTGGCAATGTTTAGTTTATCGCTCATCAGTTTTGGTCAAGTTGTAAATCATTATAACACGATCTAAAGCATCTTGCAAAGTGGGATTGGTTCGAGCCGCACGCCTGATCTCTCCCCACATCTTGCTGTCCATTATGTGATCATGCAAGGGCCTACCGTCTGAAGTTCGAGCATCATAATCAATGTGATGACCTGTGATAGGATCGTATGCATAGCCCATTAACTTACGAGTAGCAGGGTCGGCACCTGACTCACGAGCATATACCTCGTTGCCCACACGCTCGTAAATGTATGTGGCGCCTGGCTTAAGGGTTCCCATAATGATAACCGTATTGCAAATGTGCCCAACGTAAGAAACGTTCAAGTCCTTCACGATCGTCTGGATAACTTTCCAAATATACTCTGGCCAAGCGATTTATGATTTCAAATATTTCAGGTTCAGTATATGGCATTACCAGGCCTTGTTGTAGTCTACTATCTCGCAGTTGCGACTAACGTCTTTGACAAAGTACACACAGTCAGGATCAGAACCTTCGCTGATGGGCACTGCCAGCAATTGACCATTCTTGAGTTTGGGCGCATACCACGACACTTCGTGATATACATCTAAAATTTCAATGTCTGGAAAGCTGGGACGAAAACTTGTAAGTGGATTAAATTGAAATACTTTGAAGCCACGATCGTTGATCGATGTGAGTGGCAGCACTTCTAAATCGCCCACATCAGGTTCACCAATTAGTATCTGCCAATCCATGGGCATTTTTATAGTGTGTTCGCCAATGCGTAGCACAAGAGCCGGAGCATTAAAGCCTTCCAAAAAAATCAAGGGTATAAAGTGATAGTCAGGTTCTGCTGGATTTGAGTTGTCTAATATAGCAAAACGCATGTCATCTACTTCTTCGGGCAGGTGATCTAAATCGTAGGTGGCATTGTCTAAGGTTAATATTCGCATGTTTGTAGTATATAGAGATTTAACAAAAAAGTCAACTATTTTATCTTCATCCACTCAAGTTTTTCTTGGGTGAAAGGATAGTTGGCTTCTTTGTAAAACTGTTTGCGTTTGGTCAAGTGGCGCTTGGCAAATTTACAGGTGCTTGTTATATCCCAAATCTGGACATGGTCTTTGTCTTCTGCTTTGCGAATTCCGCGTCCGATTGATTGGATAACTCGCACAAAGCTCTTGCCAGGTTCAACGAGGACCAAATTAAAAATGCGGGGAATGTTAATGCCAACCGCGGCAACACCGTATGTAGCGACAATGATTTTGTCTGTTGCCTCTGCCACTTCGTCATATTCATCCTGCCTGTCTTTTGCTTTGGTTGCGCCGGACACAAATACTGCACGTTCGCCTAATCGTTCTACCAACTGTCTACCGCACTCAGTGCGATCCACAAGCACCAGGGTGTTGCCTGTTTCATTTACATGGCGTATGAGTTCGGCCATGGCATCCAACCTACCTGACTCTTCCAACAAGTATTTAAGCTCGCTTTGGTAGTTTGAATACTCAACGTGATCCTGTAATTGCACAATGTTTACATGGCACTGTGCCAGCACACCTTGTTGTTGTAGTTCATTGGCACTGAGCTTGCTGATCACTGGTCCTAGACTGACCAACAGTGCTTGACTTTCAAACTTTTCTTTGGGCACAGTACCAGTCAAACCCCAGCGAATTGGCACTCTGGCCATCACACTTGTGAGTAAAGTTTTGAGCGCATCTGCTTTGGCCATGTGTACCTCGTCCACCATCACACATACCACATCTTCAATAAAGTCCTGTATGGTCACATCGCCTACGCCGGCCTTGGTATTCTTCAGCAACACATTCAAACTTTGCCAAGTGCAAATGGTGTGTTTATGTCCATGTTCTTTTCTGTCACCAAAGTACACACCCACATCTAGTCCTAAGTTGCGATAGTCTTTTTCAGTTTGTGTAACCAGGCTCTTGTTGGGCACAATCACAATTGATCTACCATAGGGTTCTATACTGGCACTCAAGGCTGCTGTCATAATTGTTTTGCCTGCGCCTGTGGCCACTTCTTGTATGCATTGTGGGTTGGTTAAGAAGTTGTTTACAATCTCCACTTGATAGTCACGCAACAGGATAGGCTCGCCTTCTGCAGGATGTCCTTTGGGCCAAGTCTTGTGTGCAAATGTTTGTTCTGTGACTTGGGCAAACTCAAATACCGTAGAATAATCTCTTTGATCATCTAGTTCAACATCATAGTTGTAGCGTTCCAAGACAGGCATGATCTCTGGCAGTAGGTTGGTGTATGTACTACCCCCTAACTGAAAGTAACTGACCTTGCCGTCCCATCGCCCTAGTCTCACTGCTGGTAGATATCTTGCATAAGGCACATCATACTTGAATGCATTGACCAGAGCCTTGCGCACATCCAAGTCAATACCTTCTAGTTTGATGTTTACTTCATCTCGAATTTGTATGGTGCATCGTTTCATTGTACTTCAACTTTGAGCACACGTTGTTGGCGTGCTATTTCTTTTATGAGTTCTTGTGGGCGGCCAGTGTATTCTAAGTCTGCCACAGGAAAACGCAATGGTTGCGCTATTGCATTATACACATTTGTGATGCCGTGAGCAAGAAAAAAATCTCGATGCTGGTTAATGTATTGTTGCATGCCTGGCAGTTTGAAACTGAGGTCATGATTGAAAAATGCCACATGGAAATCGGCACTGTAGTGACCAAATGGCCGAAACGCATCTTCACTTATATACGCATCGTTGTCGTGCGCTAGATCTTCAACTGTTTTTCCAATCTCACAGTAGTTGAGATACACAGTTCCAAATTGTATTTGTGTTTCACCATGCTGTGCCAGTTGCTCGAGACTGAGTTTTTTTATCTTGGGCATGCCAAACCAAGTGCAAACAAATCTTGGTCGAGCACCTTCGATCACAGTTTCGCATCTATGCACTGCCAAGTTTAATTCTGCCAGTGCCTGTCGCACATGACCTGGAGCAGTTTGCCAATAGTCAGATGTTTGTTGATCCAGCAAACCGTGATAGCGTTCAAAAATATTGTGCAGATAATTCAAACAGTCCTGACTCCAATCGAATTCACGCTCAATTATGACATCATGTTGATTGATTGTTGTGATGCATTGTTGTATCATGCGTTCGGCACGACTGCGCTCTTCTGATTGAGAGCCAAAGCCATAAAATCTATCTGGATGATCTAGCGGATGATGGCCGCGAGCCTGCATGCGCTCAACCCAAAGATCGGCCAACTCAGTTGGTCGTATGCGGAATTGTAGTGTTAGACCTTGGCTTAAATGTATCAGCAGGTGTTGCGGCATTGTAGTAGTATATACTTACCGCCGAGAAAAGTCAAAAAGACAGGTACCGTTTTACGGGTACCTGCCACAAAGCCCGGGCCGGAGCCAACCAATGCCCGGGATAACCTTGGAGGGTTATGATTTGGAGTTGACTGTGGTCTTAAACAACATGCCACACAAGAGATTCAATCCCCAGGCCTGCAACCACGTGACTTCGCTAACGCCTGCCACAGCACCAACCAAACATCCATTCCACAGCATGTACACAGGCCAACTGAGTAAGAAACTTAGGGCCACAAGCCCTATAAGGGCAAGAACAACTGTACCAATCATAACTGTAAATTTTTCCATTTTATGCTCCGTAGTATTCCTGGCACTTTACAGTGAAGCCTGCCGCCGCTTGTTCATCTGCTTCGTATTGTGTTTCCACACTGTACAGGTATAAGTCACCGTCCCAAATTTCAAACATATCAGTCCTTACATTACTGCTATCAAAAAAATCAACAATGCCACCACTGGGTGTCCACAGAACAAGGCCATCATAGCAAGTATGGTGCCAAAGAAGGCCTTGTCACTGTCCATGTCAGGCCGGCTTCATGCAAGTGGTCTCTGCCAGGCGCTTCCAGTTCAACACTGACATCTTGCGCAGGTCAGCAATCTTAAGCGCCATACGCAGGCTCATCTCACGCAGACGATTTTGGTTGTCTTGCATGAATTCAATGATCTCGTCTTGCACACAATCATCAAAGTCATAGTCTGCAAACAACACACCGTCTTTTGCAATCTGCTTGATGCGCAACACCTTGTCACGCATGGTGTCAAGCGTCAAGTCCAGATAGTGACAACGACTTTGCAGTGCGTCCAAGTGATCACGCAATTTTTGCGATTTCATCTGATCAAACTTCAAGTTGGTAATGAAGATAACACTACCTTTGAATTCAAAACTGTCAGGAATGCCTTCATGACGCAACACACGGCTTTCGCTCAACCAGGAGATTTTGCGCTTCTTGCCAGAGTCCAGGGCACCCTTCAGCAAGTTCAGTGCCACGTCATCCAACAGGATTGAGTCACAGTCATCAAACACCAGCACACAATTAGGGTCAGAATATTTGTACAGAGTTTGGTACAAGCCAATAGGAGTGGCACTACCTTTAACAACCTCAGCGCGGAGGCGTTTGCTGGCCAGTTTGTCAAACAAACAAGCCTTGTCAATCTCTTGCTCCACGCCATATGACTTACCAACACCAGGAGGGCCGGATACAATCATAGCACGGATGTCGCCGCTGACACAGGCCTTGGTCATCTCATGCAGGATGTCAAAACGCTCACGGATACGATCCATGGCTTGTTCATCAGTTTCTGCCACCACAGTGGGCTTGAATTTTACAGTGTTTTCTTGCACATGCTCTCCTGAAGTATACTCAATGTCTGAAATGTTTTCTACCTTGATGCGAATGCTGTCAGGGCAGTTGGGAAAGGTGCCATCATTTTGCACGGTGACATAGCCACCTTTGGCACCAGTTTGGAATCCACTCACCAGAGTGAACACCTGGTTTTGAACGACTTTGTTGCGATAAACACCGCGAACGATACGAATTGCACTCATGGTTGGCTCCTTGGTGTGCGGTTGAACTTTGCTGTCTATGTGTGTATTATAGCAAATTATCGATTATTGGTCAACCTTTGTTGTTGATTGATTTGAGAATTTCTTCTGAACGGATTTGACCTAATACGATAGTATACAGAAGATACACCATTCCACCAATGGCAATTGCAGCCAGGGCTGGCGCAATCATTTCTGGAGGTGTATACTTTAGTACTACTTGAACTGCTATTGCAAATATGGCCATGTACCCCAATATTCCCAGGGTCTTAACTGCGGCACGAACACGAATATTCATATAATCCCTTTCTTTGTATGCCACTATTGTAGCAGATCTGGATTTATTGGTCAAGTCCCGCCAGTTTGGTGGGAAATGTAATACTATCGTATACATTATTAAAAATCTGGTCTGTGGGCACGCCATGTTGCTCATAGCCCTCGACCACCATGTCAAAATAACCTTGGTTGGGCAGGCTGGGCTCGTTGCCGGGTTGCATAAAGTAACACTCTGCAACAACCACAGAACCACGGTGGTCCACTGCAAACTGCCCGCGATTGTAGTACCACGGAAAGCCTTCCAGTTGATCTAACTTGGCCAAGTGGTACTCATCAATTTTCCACAGCACACCGTCCACGTAAGAACCCTTACACGGCACCACATCAGCGTGAACAGCAAAGCGGAATGAATGGTCAATCAGTCGTGCGTGGCCCAGACTCAGTGCGCCACGACAGCGTTGAGACATGCCCTCACGGTTGGTATTCATTCCATAAGCAAAGTATAACAAAAGTATTACCTTTTTAAGATTTCGTAAAATTGTTGATTGAGCGCATCCATCTCGCTTTGACTCACATAGAAGTCAGTGCGCGGGTCATAGTAGGCGCCCTCTATGTTGTCATAATACAACACTCGGCCAGAAAAGTTAAACGGGCCTTCCAGTCCAGGGCGGGCACCGTATTTGTCACGCATGGCATCAACTTCAATTACCTTGTAACCCATAGCAGGCTCCTTGTTGCTAAGTCCTTATTGTAGCAAAACGGGAAATATTGGTCAACCTTATTGTTCCATAGGATCACCAAGTACATAACTGGTGATGTATTCTATTACAAAAGTTTTACCTTGATTTTGTTGCAGAAATTTATCAAGTGCTTGGATGTTGCGGAAAATCAACGAATTATCTACTCTGTACATTTTTAACTCCTTATGCCGTATTATAGCAAAACGGGAATTATTGGTCAACCAAAAAAGTTAAACCCAAAGTTGTACAATTTTAGGGTCGCGCACTTCGTGTGGCTTGGGCTGACCGTGAAACACTATAACACATGTGTCCGAGTCAATTGAGGCGCCGGTTCCTGGTGCGCGAGGCACACGCAAGGGAAAGTCAAACCCGCCATCGGCCACTTGCCAGCGATAACTTTTGATTCGTGCCACGTCAAAGTACCTGCGGTTGTTGTAATCAATTGTGGCATTGAGATAGTCTTGATCGCCAGGATACTGCCTAACCACTTTGGTCACATCTTCAGATTTGAATTTTTCCCACACATAACCAAAACGAGACACATTCCACCACATGATACTGCTGTTGATATTTGACAGTGTGGGATTTTGTAAATACCTAAAGTCTTTTATGGTCCAAAACTTTTCTGTGTCAAGGTTTGTGATCCATGTTATGTCTCCATTGATCACGACATCCAAATCAAAATACAACATGTTGCCTTGATAGTGTTCGGGATTGAACAACTGCATTTTGTACCACCAGGATCGTTTGGGTCCACCAATGCCTGCCCAATCTTCCAAACAGTGTTTGATCATGTGCGGCGGTACTGATCTATCATGCTCTGTGTACACATGCATTCTACAGCCGCCACTCAATCGTCGGTTCAACATGTTGTACAACCGTTCTACATAAATCCAGTCATAGCCGGTTCCGTGAATAACACAAGCGCAGTCAGTCATTTGGTCAGTGCGGGTTCTATTCTTTTTAGCCATAGTCCTCTTTGTAATTCTTCCACAGTGTATTCGGTATGGCAAATTTGTGTGAGCCACAACTGTCGGTCTTTATCATAAGGTTGTTCAATATCAGCAAAACCTATACTAACTGGATAGGCCAAACTGGTTAATTCTACTATAGGACGCACACCAGCAATGGCTGCTTGGATACCCGGACCAGAATTGAGGTTGACCACAGCATGGCAGTCAAAGTGCATGTCATAACTGTCATAGGTGTTGGGCACCTTTTGCGGAGCCTCAATAGTTACACCTGGTGGTAAGTGATTCAATAACAGTCTACAACGTGGATGTGGACGTATGGTAATAGGACGATCTGTGTTGTTTCTAAGAATGGCAATGGTATTTTTAATCCATTCAGTCATGTCAACTCCAGCAACCTGCAAACTGCGATCATGCTGTGCGGCAATAACAATATTGGGTTTGCTACCAAGTTGTGTGGCCAAACTGATTTTTAATTTAGAAGGCCTATCCCAATCCAAATTGTCCAAGTGCCCATAATATCCTTGGGAAGTGATATTGTTTACTGATACTTTCCAAGTGTTGCCGCGATACAGCGCACCTATTTCAATTATTACAACCGGTTTGCCTTGTGATCTATAGTGCTCGTATACTGTTTGGTTAGGCGCCATACGACCTGCCCACAGCACTGACCAAATCATAGCAGCATCAGCAGTCATGGAATTTTCTTGGGTTTGTATACCACGGGCTTGGAAATAATCCAGCACTGCCGACATAATGGGCCTACTGTTTTGAGCACACTGAGAAGGAAAATAGGCTATGTTATTGATCATAAGTACGTGAGATGAAATACACTGTAATTACCACTTTCAACGCGGATGGTTATGCAAAGTACGGCCAGCGCATGATCCAAACATTTTTGCAAACATGGCCTGTCAATTTGGTAGTGTATGCTGAAGGTTGTGAAGTAAAAGAAACAGCGCCCAATCTTTTGGTACGTGATATCTCTGTGGTCAACGAACTTGGCGCATTCAAACACCGCTGGCAAGGCGTGCCTAAAGCCAATGGTGATGTCAGCGCAGATCCTGTTCGATCTCAGCGGAAGGATGCTGGCAAAGGATTCAAATGGGACGCTGTGAGATTCTCTCATAAGGTCTACAGCATTTTCCATTGTGCTCGGCACACTGACACTGATTGGTTGATTTGGATGGATGCAGACACAGTGTGTCATAGTCCAATCACCATAGAAGACTTAGAAAGATTGTGTCCTCCCAACAAGGATTTGTGTTTTTTAGGAAGAAAAGGCAAGTTTAGTGAGTGTGGACTGTATGCCATGAACCTGCGCAGTCAGCGCACACAAGATTTTTTAACTGAATTTCAACGATACTATGACAATGCTGAACAAGGCATTTTCACACTGGCAGAATGGCACGATTCATTTGTATTTGATGCTGTGAGAAAACATCACCCTTTGGTAGAACTGGATTGGTCAAGTCATTTGATCACTGGCGAAGGCCATCCGCTTATCAATTCTGACTGGGGTGCGTATCTGGATCATCTCAAAGGCAAACGCAAAGCCACAGGACGCAGTCCTGCCTCAGACTTAAAAGTGCAACGAACCGAAGCATATTGGCAGTGAACTGGATATTTCTCAACAAGAAAAACTCTGACGAATACATAGAAATGTTTGCTCGCGGGTCTGGTGCTGTGCCTACAGAACTGGAAACTTGGCGATATGAGGACAGTGATGCACCACTGGTCATTCGCGGTATCATGAAACACAAGATTATCAAACAGTGCTGGGCAGACAAGCGACCATTTTGGTACATGGACTCTGGATATCTTGGCAATCGCAAATATGTGAAGAATCCACGCGGAGATAAAATTTGGCACAGGATTGTGCCTAACAACTTGCAACACAACACAATCATCAAACGGCCACCTGATCGTTATCATAAGTTGGGCTTGTCGCCGTTGGCACCAAACAAAAATGGCCACAAAATACTAATTGCCGCTCCGGACGAAAAGCCGTGTATTTTTTATGACATCAATCTTGACGATTGGTTGCGCACCACCGTAGAAACCATAAAACAATACACAGATCGTCCTGTAGAAATAAGACAACGAAACCCCAATCGCCAAACTCGTGTGGCCAACGACATGGAATCAGCATTGAGTGATGTGTATGCCTTGGTCACATTCAATTCCATAGCCGCCACAGAAAGCATCATGGCCGGTGTTCCAGCATTTGTGTTGGCCCCATGTAATGCTGCCATGCCAGTGAGCAATACAGATTTGGCCAAGATTGAATCGCCGTGGTATCCAGATAGGGATCTTATAGAACTATGGCTGTCACATTTGGCATACTGTCAATTTTCCAATCAAGAATTGGCCAACGGCACAGCATTAAGAATATTACAGGAGACAGACAATGCATGAACATTACGGGTGGCACTTTCCCGACTTTGAAACACACTTTCCACAAATGCTAAAGAAAAGTGTAGACCGTGGAGGTCCTGCAGAATATCAATTACCAGTTCGCAAACGCAGCATTGAACTGTGCTCACGGCGTGGTACTGCATTGGACATTGGTGCTAATGTGGGCTTATGGAGCAGAGACTTGGTAGATAATTTTGCCAAAGTAATTGCATTTGAGCCTGTGGCCATATTTAGAGAGTGTTTGACTCGCAATGTGTCTGGCGATAATTTTTTTGTAAGTCCATTGGCCCTGGGCGACACAGACACATTTGCTACCATGATCATCACGGAAGGCAACACAGGTCACAGTCATTTGGATCCTGCTACCATGGGCATGGGCGAAATCACCGTGGTCAAACTGGACAACCTAAAAATAGAAAACGTAGACTACATCAAAATAGACTGTGAAGGTTTTGAGTATCGTGTTTTGCAAGGTGTAGAACAAACAATCAAGACCTGGCGTCCTATTGTGGTTGTGGAACAAAAGCCACATGATGCATACAGTGATCAATATGGCCAACATGCCGCAGTTGATCTGGTACAAAGTTGGGGGATGATTAGATTGGATCAAGTCAAAGACGACTGGATCATGGGATGGCCATGAGTCCATACTATTTAGAATCAGTTCGTCAAGGCGCTGAGTTCCAAGCCAACAACAAAAACTGGTCTGGTTACGATGTAATCAAATACCAAAAGAAAATTAAAGATCTAGTAGAACGCTACAATGCCAAGACCATACTAGACTATGGCTGTGGCAAAGGTGTGCAA